AATCGAACAGGTGGCAATAGAGTAAGTGGCCAAGGAAATAATGGAGGAACAGCCACACAAGATTTTCCAGCTGGTGGTGGCGGTGCAGGAACAGTTGGATTAGATGCTACAGCTTCAGTTGCAGGGAATGGTGGTGCTGGTATTGCTTCGTCAATAAACGGAACTGTAACTACTTACGCAGGAGGTGGTGGCGGGTCAGCAAACGCAAGCACTTACGGACTTGGTGGTGTTGGTGGCGGGGGTAGAGGTGCTGGATACAACAATGCCTCTGCCGTTGCTGGCTCTGCAAACACTGGTGGCGGGGGTGGTGGTGGAACTGGAGTTACATACACTCCAGCCGCTGGAGGCTCTGGAATTGTCATCATTCGCTACCCAAGCACATTTGCTGATGCTGCAAGCGTAAGTAACGGCACAAAGACAACTGCTAACGGCTACACAATTTACACATTCTTGACTAGCGGAAGTATCACACTATGAGCAATTTATTAGGTGGATATTTGTCGGCAACATTTAACCCTTTATCTGGTGCGCCTACGACTGTTGAATATCTAGTGGTCGCTGGTGGGGGTGGCTCTGGCAGTGGTTCTGGTTCTGGCGGTGGCGGTGCGGGTGGTCTTCTGACTGCGACTGGCTTTGCCGTTACTGTGGGTTCTGCCATCACAATAACTGTTGGTGCAGGTGGTGCAGCAATTACAAGCGGTGTTAACTCAAGCATTGCTGGTGGAACAACCATAACTGCTACAGGCGGTGGTCGTGGTGGCTATGGTGAATCAGGTAACCAAGTAGGCGCAAATGGTGGCTCTGGTGGCGGTTCAAGTTATTTTGCTTCAACAGCTGGCACTGGCACAAGTGGTCAGGGTTTTGATGGTGGTAGAGGATTTGCTGATGGTGGAACTGCCGTGTATATCGGTGGTGGAGGTGGCGGTGCTGGTAGTGTTGGAATTGGAATAAGTGGTGGTGTTCAAGCGGGAAGTGGTGGCACTGGTCTTTGCTCTACCATAACTGGCTCAAGAGTCTTTTATGCTGGAGGTGGTGGCGGTGGCTCTCAAACTGGCTCAGGCTACGCTACTCAATTTGGCGGTCTTGGCGGTGCTGGTGGCGGTGGTCTTGGTGGTACTGGCCCAACTGGAACAGCGGGAACTTCTAATACTGGTGGCGGTGGTGGCGGCGGTGGATTTAACGGCACTACATCAGTACAAAATGCGGGAAATGCTGGAGGTTCTGGCATCGTAATCATTCGTTACCCTGCAACACAAAGCCCTCCCGCATCATTTGGTGGCTCAAACACACCACAAATTTCATACGCTGATGGCTACCAAATCTACACTTGGACATCATCTGGAACTGTAACTTTTTAAAGGAAAATCATGGCACATTACGCACACATCACAAACGGCATCGTTGACCAAGTTATTGTCATTGATGCTGAGACATTGGCTTTAGGTCATTGGGGCAACCCATCTGAGTGGGTTCAAACAAGCTACAACACTCACGGCAACCAACATCCTGAGAACCGCCCATTGCATAAGAACTATGCTGGCATTGGCTACACATGGGATGGAACAGGCTTTGCCCCGCCACAACCATTTGCATCTTGGACTAAAAGTGCTGAGACGTATCTGTGGGAAGCCCCGACACCTATGCCGACAGACGGCAAGATGTACAAATGGGATGAGCCAACATTGTCATGGGTTGAAGTAACTCAAGGAGTCTAACGTGGCTCAATATAGCGGCATATACACGCTGTCTCAGGCAAGCCAAGCCATTAAGGACAACAACTGGACTGGACTGTTTCCACAGAATGTGGAGTATCTGATCGTTGCTGGTGGTGCGGGTGGAGGAAATAATCTGGCTGGTGGTGGCGGTGCTGGAGGTTTGCTTGCGGGATTTTCTGGAACAACTGCGGGTACTCAATTGTGGGTAACTGTTGGCGGTGGCGGTGCTGGCTCTACAAGTTCTTCCGTTCCCGGCACAAGTGGCGGTGCTTCAGTTTTAATTGCTACTTCTTCTGCGGCAACTACAGGAAACTTTGTTGCAAGTGGTGGTGGAGGCGGTGGGTGTAATAACTCAACTTCTGGTGTTGCTGGTGGCTCTGGTGGTGGTGCTTCACAATCTACAGTTGTTGGTTCTGGTATTTCAGGCCAAGGCAACGCTGGCGGTAGTGGTGCAACAGGCGCTCAATATGGCGCAGGGGGCGGTGGTGGTGCTGGAACTATTGGACTAAACGGAATAACAGGCTCTAGTGCTGGCAATGGTGGTGCAGGGATTGCGTCATCTATTTCTGGCTCTGTTGTTACATACGCTGGTGGCGGTGGTGGAGGGATAAATTCTGGTACTGCTGGAACAGGAGGCGTAGGTGGTGGCGGTGCTGGTTCTACAGGAACTGGAAGCAATGGAACCGCCAATACAGGTGGTGGTGGAGGTGGAGGTGGTGGTATTGGAACTATTAACGGAGGCACAGGCGGTAGCGGTATCGTAATCCTCCGCTATCCAGACACATTCATAGCCGCAACAAGCACAACAGGTTCACCAACAATTACTGTGGCTGGTGGCTTTAGGGTCTACCAATTCACGGCTTCTGGTTCTATTACTTTCTGATCATGGATGCCGATGTTGACAAGAGGCTTGCCGTGCATGAAGCAATCTGCCTAGAAAGATACAACAACATAGACAAGTCATTGCGCGATGGCGACAAGCGCATGACGAAGATTGAATATCTTCTCTATGCGGTAATCATTGCCGTGTTGTTTGGACCAGGTGTGGCTGCCGAATTCTTCAAGAAGATTTTCGGGCTATGAGAGACTGGGCCGTGGCACTCATTGCTGCGGTCTTGCTTGTCCTGACCATTGTTTGGTCATTCTTTGTCATCATTTTGATGTGGCCATGATCTATGCTCTGGTCCTATTAGCAGCTGCCGAATATCGATGCACCAGGTGGACATGGACCGGTGATGTCTACAATCGGAAGGTTGTTTGCATTAAATGGGAGAAGAGGAAATGATCGATCCAATCACGGCCCTAGCAGGGATACAAAGCGCCATCAGCATGGTCAAAAAGGCAGCGGGTGTTGCCCAAGACCTTGGCTCACTCGCGCCCATGATTGGCAAACTTTTCGATGCCAAGTCTGTGGCCACCAAGGCCATGCTGCAAGCCAAGCAGTCTGGCAAAGGCTCGAACATGGGGACTGCCCTCCAGATTGAGATGGCACTGGAGCAGGCCAGAGCCTTTGAGGAAGAGCTGAAAATGCTCTTTATGCAGACCGGCAAGATCGATGTCTGGAACAAGATCAAGGCGCGCCAGGCTGAAATGGACCTTGCTGATGCCAAAGAATTGAGCGCTTTAAAGAAAGCAGAAAAGGCTGCCAAGGCCAAAGAAGATGAAATGAACGAAATTGCCATGATCATTGGCGGTGTGGCTTTTGTTTTGTTTTTGGTGTTTATTGGGGTCAATGAGCTGATGGAATTCTGTGCCACCACCAGGAGGTGTGGCAGATGACTTGGCTTGACATTTTGCTTTGGTCTGCTGTTCCTTTAAACTATTTGTTTTGGATAGTTGTTTATCCAAGGTGTGGTCGGTGAATGAGTACCAGAAGACGTTTGACCTCTGCCTCAAGATATTTGTCTATGGGGTAGTGGCGCTTTACTTTTTGGGTTTTCTGAAGTTTTTGCCGGATGACTTGTCGGACCGGATCGTTAATTTACTGCTGGGTAGAATAGGATTAGGCAAATGAGAATTACCACTTACCAACAGAATGCTCAAATGTTGTCAGAGGCTCACCGAGTGGCCCACCAACAGAATATGAAGCGCCTGGCAGAATTAAACCAGCAGGCTCAACAACAACAGAAAGTCCAAGAGATTAAGACTCAATGGGCTAAAGCGGTGGACATCAAGGTATGAAATATCTGATCGCAATTGCTTTGATAATGCTCACTGGCTGCGAAGATCGGTATCGATACAAGTGCCAGAATCCTGACCATTTCCATGCACCGGAATGTCAGAAGCCAAAGTGTTTGTTTACCCAAATGTGTCCAGAATACTTGGTCGCACCAATTCTTGAAAAAAAGGTCAACGATGTCCAGCCAGAAGCAAAATCTAACCCCTGACGAGATCGAGGTCAGAGTCTGGGGATTTGTGGTCATTGCGGTGACTTGCATTCTCTGCTTCATTGTGGTGGCGCTTTTGTACTCAGTGACCTTTGTCACCCAGCCCATCAAATCAATGGCCCCCATTGACCAGGCTTATACAAAGATGCTGAACGACATTGTTTTGCTCATTGTTGGCGGTATTGGTGCGGTGATGGGCAAAAAGGCTGTGGGGTCTGCTGCCAAGGCTTTTGGTGGCCAGCAATCCATGCAGCCCATGGGCCAGCCGATGTGCCAGCCCATGCAGGGCTATGGCCAGCAATACGGATACAGCAACAATCACGGCTTTACATCTAGCACCAATGGCATCCCATCACAGCCATTTGGGGCCATGCCAACATGGACCAATCCAGAGCTAGACGAGTCATGGACTCCTGGTCCACCACCCACAACGCCACCGGAGCATCTTGAGGATGACCATGAGCGCGAGCAATTGGCAGCAGCCAGACAGGAGACTGATTGATGTTACCAATACCCTTACCCTGGCTCATTGTTGGTGTCTTGGTCTCATTATTCGGTACATACCGAGTGGGCCACCACTACGGGTGGCTGGAGCGAGACAATGACATGAAGATTGCCATTGCCAAAAAGAACGATGAAGCCAGAGCCAAAGAAGCAGAGCTTGGCGAGAAACTGCAAGATCAGGAAACGAAACTCAGAAAGGCCCAAGATGATGTCAAGAAAAAGCAGTCTGCTATGCATGAGCTTGCTCGCACTGGTCGGCTGCGGCTCCCAGCCCCAAGTTGTCCACAAGCCAGTGCAAGTGCCAGCGCTCCCGCTGGAAATCCACAACCCGAACAGTCCGATGCAAGCGAACTTGAGCGAGCGACTATTGCAACTCTTATCGACCTCGCAGCCGAAGGAGACAAAGCCATCCACAAGCTCAACGCCTGCGTCAGCGCCTACGAAGAAGTAAGGAGAATTGTCAATGGTCAATAGTGAGCAACTGGCACGGCTGCACATTGGCCCAGAGTGGGTCGATGCGCTCAATGAGACTTTCCAGCGCTTTGATATTTCAACGCCATTGCGCCAGGCTGCCTTTATTGGCCAGTGTGGCCATGAGTGCGGTAATTTCAGAATCCTTGAAGAGAATTTGAATTACAGAGCCGAAGCCCTGCAAAAGCTCTGGCCCAAGCGCTTTGACGCTGCCAAGGCCCAAGCCTGCGCCAGAAACCCCAAGCTCATTGCGAACACTGTTTACAGCTCACGCATGGGCAACAGGGATGAGGCAAGTGGTGATGGTTATCGTTTCCGAGGCCGAGGATGCATCCAGCTCACAGGGTCTGCGAACTACCACCACGCTGGCAAAGCGCTAGGTGTGGACCTGATCATGCAGCCGGAGCTGGTGGCCACGCCCCAGTATGCTGCGCTGACTGCCGGATGGTTTTGGGATGTCCAAAAGCTCAACCAGTATGCAGACAATCAAGACTATCGGACCATGACCAAAAAGATCAATGGCGGCTTCATTGGCCTCGATGATCGCATCAAGCACATCAACCATGCGCTGTCTGTCCTGACATAATTAGCCATGTCTAGCCAAACACAACAACTTGAGAATCCCACCCCACCAGGACTCGGTTATCCGACCGAGACCTATGAGCGCAGGCATTTCAACGAAAACAATGGCGCATTGACTGTTTACTTCAAAAAACTGTCATTTGTGCTGGGGTCTCTGTTTGGACCAAGGGGCGGCAAGTTTATGAATGCGCCTTATGGGGCATTTCAAAGCACTGTGGACCAAACGGCAGCGCTGGCCAACACGGCCTATGCCATGACACTGAATACTGTCGATTACGCCAATGGCGTGACTATCGCAAGCAATTCAAGGATCACAGTGGCTGACGCTGGCATTTGGAATTTGCAGTGGTCTGGCCAGTTTGAAAACCCAGACTCTCAGGAGCATGATGTAAGGGTCTGGCTCAAGATCAATGGGACTGTGGTCACTGGATCAACTGGGTTCTTTGCAGTGCCAAGCAAACACGGCTCAGTCAATGGCCATGCATTGGTCGGCTGGAATTACTTTGTCAGCTTAGACGCAACCGATTATGTGGAGCTTTGGTGGGAGACTGACAGCACTCAAGTGTCTATCCAGGCTTATCCAGCAGCCGGAAATTACCCCTCAACGGCATCACTTATTGCGACAATGACATTTGTCTCAAACATTACATAAATACTGCCATGTACATACCTTTAAAGCTACCCCCAGGTGTTTTCCGAAATGGTACTGAATACCAGGCAGCAGGCCGCTGGTATGACGCAAACCTAGTGCGCTGGTATGAGGGGACACTGCGCCCCATCAATGGGTGGCGCACCAGGTCAAGCTCACAAATGTCAGGCTCATGCCGAGGCATCATCACTTGGCGCGACAATGGTGCAGACCGATGGATCGCAGCTGGAACGCATACAAAATTGTATGTGATGAATGCGCTTGGCACGTTGAAAGACATCACGCCAACTGGGTTCACCACAGGCTATGCAAGCTCCACAGTGCTGACCGGCTACGGCTACAACGTCTATGGCTCATTTGCCTATGGTGTGGCACGACCTGACACCGGCACTCCCATTGCAGCCACCACCTGGTCACTCGATACATGGGGCGAGTATTTGATTGCCTGCTCCAGCACAGATGGCAAAATTTACGAGTGGCAATTGGGCTTTTCAACGCCCACCCTTGCAGCGGCTATTGCCAATGCACCAGTGAACAACAAAGCAGTGCTTGTCACCCAAGAGCGCATTATCTTTGCCCTTGGTGCGGGTGGAAACCCACGCAAAGTGCAGTGGTGCGACCAAGAGAACAATACCCTTTGGACACCAGCAGGCGACAACCTTGCAGGCGACTATGACTTAGCCACGCCTGGCTCACTCATTGCTGGCAAGCGGGTCAAGGGTGTCAATCTACTGTTTACAGATGTGGATGTCCACACGGCCCAGTATGTTGGCGCACCATTTGTCTATGGCTTTGAGAAGGCGGCAAGTGGCTGCGGTCTCATTTCAGCCCAAGCGGTGGCGGCCATTGATACGGCAGCCATTTGGATGAGCAATTCTGGCTTCTGGATT